GAAGAGTTGTCCGTGGGGATAGAAAGCATTATGCCACCACGCGCACCGACACCGACTAAGCCTGTAGGTAGGCCAGTTGTTAGGCAACCAGAGCCTAAGCAGCCAGAGCCTAGTAGGTCGTTTGCTAACCAGTATTTGGGGTCGCTGTTGGGTACGTCAGTTGCTATCGTATTGTTCTACGTGATCGTACGAGTAATATAGTTTGAGTGTAGCCCCGTGGAGTTTTAGTAAGATCAAGGCGTTCCAGCAATGTCCTAAGCAGTTTTACCATGAGAAGGTGCTCAAGCAGTACCCGTTCAAGGAGTCTGAGGCTACGTTGTATGGAACAGCTTTTCACGAAGCAGCGGAGATATACATCCGCGACGGTGGTGAACTAGACCCACGGTTCAGTTATGCACAGGGTATGTTAGACGCACTGAACGAGAAGAAAGGCGAGAAGCTATGCGAGATCAAGATGGGTCTGACCGAAGATCTGGAAGCGTGTAGTTTCTTTGCTGATGATGTTTGGTTCCGAGGCATTGCTGATTTAGTTATACTCAATCGTGAAGACAAGCTGGCTTGGGTGGTAGACTACAAGACCGGCAAGTCTGCAAGGTACGCGGACAAGGGACAGCTAGAGCTTATGGCTTTGGCTACCTTCAAGCACTACCCCGAAGTAGAGACTGTTCGGGCTGGATTACTGTTTGTGGTAAGTGAGGATCTTATTAAAGACCGCTACGCCATAGAAGATGAGAAGAAGTTATGGGCTAAGTGGCTGGGTAAGTACAGCGACATGGAGTCAGCCTTTGAGAATGATACGTGGAACCCTAACCCTAGTGGGTTGTGCAAGGCATGGTGTCCTGTACTAGAGTGTCCACACAACGGAAGAAACTAATGCCGTATAAGAACAAAGCAGATCGTAAGCCGCAGCCAAACCCGCCAGTAGGTAGCGCGGCACATGAAGCACGTATGGAACGACAGCGTGCTAGGCGTGCGATGGATAAGAAGGGGCGGGATGCTAATAACAACGGTAGGGCTGACAAGCGTGAAGGTAAAGATGTCAGCCATAATAAGATGTTAAGTAAAGGCGGCAGTAACGCAGATGGCTACAGAGTAGAGAGTAGCAGCGCCAACCGTAGTCGTAATGGCAAGAAGCCCAAGCGTAAGTAGTGAAGACCGCCGCCGCCTGTAAGAGTTGTGGGACTGTGTTCACGTACTGGATGAGTCAGAGTCGTGGTTTGTTTTGTAGCAACGCTTGCCAAGGAAAATTTACCGTCGAGCATAAGTTTATAAACGGCAGTAAATTTAGTCAGTCGATGCGTAAGTATTTGCTAGATACACGCGAGCTACGTTGTGAGGCTGTGTCTTGTCATGTACCTGATGGTTACACAGATAATGATGCAAGAGCGTTTCAGATAGATCATGTTAATGGGGATCGCAGAGACAACCGACATGAAAACTTGAAAGTTACTTGCGCTATATGCCATTGTAAGACTTCTACGTGGGGGCAAAACAATGCCTCCAGCGAGGGGCTTAAACGTATGCGGCACGGGGAGACACCCCCGTTGTATTGGTGGTCACAGTAAGTAGTTAAGACCCACAGGTTGTTATGTACCTGTAACGGCACGTTCCCGTCCGTGTGGTCGAAGGCGGGGCTAATTTAGTTTGCGTGTTGGGGAGACCCCCTTCACGCCTTTTTGCGTGGGAGGAATAATGAAAGTAATAGATAACAAAGCACTACTAATGAGATTACGTGACCCAGCTAGAGTCACCGATGTCATACCAAAGAGTAAGCAGTTAGAGGGTAATCGTGTAGTTGTTAACTGGGGTATAGACGAAGCCCATGTGCTGAAGAATATGAACATACATGCACCTTCACCTATTGAGGGGCAGTATAAGTGGACTGGTAAGTTCAAACCGTTTGAACACCAGAAGACTACCGCAGGGTTTCTCACCATGAACAAGAGATCCTTTTGTTTCAATGAGCAGGGTACAGGTAAGACAGCCAGTGCTATCTGGGCAGCGGATTTTCTACTAACCAAGAAACGTATTAACCGCGTACTGGTAATCTGCCCCCTATCTATTATGGATTCGGCATGGCGGGAAGACCTGTTCACTTTTGCCATGCACCGTAAGGTAGATGTGGCCTATGGTTCAGCTAAACAACGGCAGAAAGTTATCGAAGGGGACTCTGAGTTCGTCATAATAAACTATGACGGTGTAAAGATAGTAGCCGATGCAGTCGCAGCAGGTGGGTTTGATTTAGTAATCGTAGACGAGGCAACACACTATAAGAATTCGCAGACTGACCGTTGGAAGACCCTCAACAAGATACTTACTCCCGACACATGGCTGTGGATGATGACAGGTACCCCCGCTGCACAAAGCCCGATGGATGCCTACGGACTGGCTAAACTTGTTAACCCGAAGTCTGTACCACGTTTTATGGGTTCGTTCCGCGATCAAGTCATGTACAAGGTGACTAACTTTAAGTGGGTTCCCAAGCCCAGTGCTACGGAAACGGTGTTTGAGGCGCTGCAACCAGCCATACGGTTTACCAAGGAAGAGTGCCTAGATCTACCGGAGCTAGTGTATGTGACTCGTGAGGTTGCGCTTACACGGCAGCAAGAGAAGTATTACAAAGAACTTAAAGACAAGATGATTATGCAAGCGGCAGGTGAAGATGTAACTGCGGCTACGGCAGCGGTCAACATGAATAAGCTGCTACAGATCTCTGGCGGTGCTGTGTACTCCGATAGTAAAGACACGATAGAGTTCGACATCAAGCACAGGTACAACGTGTTACGTGAAGTAATAGTAGAGTCTAGTAAGAAAGTCATAGTGTTCGTACCGTTCAAACACACCATAGCCATACTCACTGACAAGCTACGCGGGGACAACATAAACACCGAAGTCATCAGTGGTAGCGTACCAGCAGCCAAACGTACTGAGATATTTAAAGCATTCCAAGAAGACAAGGACGGTACACAGGTACTAGTTATCCAGCCACAGGCTGCGGCACACGGGGTAACACTCACTGCGGCGAATACGATTGTATGGTGGGGGCCAACCAGTTCAGTAGAGACCTATGCACAGGCTAATGCCCGAATACATAGAGCCGGTCAAGACCACAAGTGTACGGTTGTCCAGTTACAAGGTTCTGATGTAGAAAGACGTGTGTACGCATTACTAGATAACAAAATAGACTCACACACAAAAATTATTGATTTATACAAGGAACTACTTGCATAAGGCACTATGTACCCTTATATTACCTTTCTCGGCAATGAAAGGGTAAGGACATGGCTGATGCGATAGGTGCGGGTGGCATACCCCTAGCTAAGATGACTAAGGTTTACCTCAAGATCAAGGCAGAACGGGATAGGTTATCCGCTGAATACAAGGAAGCTGACAGCGAATTAGTAAGTCAGCAAGACAAAATAAGAAGCGCGTTACTGGGTTACTTGAAAGAGAACGAACTCAAAAGTGTTAAGACAGATGCTGGTACGTTTTACCGTACGGTTAAGCAGAAGTATTGGACTAGTGATTGGGAGAACATGCACAAGTTTATTCTTGAACATGGAGTACCAGAGTTCTTGGACAAACGACTCAACCAGAAGAACGTAAAGGAGTTCCTAGAAGAGAACCCAGACCTTCTTCCGAAGGGGTTAAACGTAGACGCAGAATTCGCGCTAACAATAAGGAAGGGTAAGTAATGGAGCAATTAGTTCCCATTGAAGATGTCGCAAAGTATTTTAGTGTGTCATTATCCACGACCCGTAAATGGGTACGGGATGGTGTTATACCCTCAGATACTTATGTGAAGGTCGGCAAGACGCAGAGATTTGCGTTAGCCAAGGTGTCCGAAGCTCTAATGGCAGGGGTTACAAACGCCCAGCCGGTGCAGCCGGAAGACATTGTAGCAGAGTTCGACGCTGACGAAGACGCATAGTGCGCCGAGTTAGTATACAGGGTAGTAAGTTTACTGGGTTAGACCTACAGACAGACAGCACAGCTATAGACGTAGTTATTGTAAACGCAGCGGCAGTATCGCGCTCGTACTACAAAGGTGACTACGACCCTAAAGCCAAACGTCTGCCTACATGTTGGTCTAGTGATACCCAGAGACCCGCACCCGAAGTACCACCAGAGCAGAGACAGAGTGCGCGTTGTATTGACTGCACTAACAATGTCCGAGGTTCTGGTAGTGGGGGAGGTAGGGCTTGCAGGTTTAACCAACGCCTAGCAATTGTTGAAGAGCAAGCGTTAGACACGGTGTACCAGTTGCAAGTACCCGCCTCGTCTATATTTGGTAAGGCCGGAGGTAGAAGTTCTATGCCTCTACAAGCCTACGCCAAGTTTTTGAGTGGGCATGGAACGCCCAGTGCAGCAGTGGTAACGAGGATAAGTTTTGATACAGGTAGTCCTGTACCGAAGTTGTTCTTCTACCCACAAAGACCTTTAGAAGAAGAGGAACTACAGAAAGTCAGGTCGATGGTGGATGACGATGACACGTTAGCAGCGATTGCTTTCGACGTTAGCCCCTACAACCGAGAAGGTTCGCCCTTCTCTACGACTGAAGGGTTCAATATAAATAGCCTAAGTTAAGGAGACCAACAATGGCTGATGATAATATGTACTACACAATCGAAGGCGTAGAAGCCCTCTACCCAAAACTAGATACCACTTACAAGTTTGATAACAAAGCTGGTAAGAACGGTGCGTCTGTCAAGTGCGACCCACTAGATGACGGTGCAGAGTACTCGATGTCTTTCGTTATGTCTGAGAAAGAAGCTAAAGCCTTATACAAGGCAATGGCTGTGGCTTATAAAGCCAAAAAAGAAAATAGCTGGCCCGATAAGTTCGCTCTTCCATTCAAGAAGAACGATGACGGTAACTACATTGGTAAGTGTAAGTTGAAAGGTGCTTACGGCACTGATAAGACTACCCCACCAATACAAGTTGACGCACAGAACACTAAGCTACCAGCAGATTTTCAGTTGACCAGCGGCAGTACCGTAAACCTTGCTTTTACTTTCGTACCCTACTCTATGCGGGACAACGGGGTTAGCTTACGTTTGAACGGTGTTCAGGTAATTGACTACAAGCCTATGGTTTCACGTTCGCCCTTCGGCGTTGTGGAAGGTGGTTTTGTTGTCCAACCCGATAATCCGTTTAGTGATACTACCAGTAGTACCAAGAGTACCAGTGTCGAGTTAGATGACGATGACTCTGATGATATATTTGGTGATGAACCAGATACCGCTGAAGTAGCGGAACCAACGAAGGTCGTTAAGAAGTCCGCGCCTGCACCCAAAGACGACGGCGACCTGAGTTTAGTTATTGAAGGTTGGGATGACTAACCCTAAATAACTACTCCAGTATGGCTAGGTAATACCGAAGAGGGTGCGCCGACACCCCTGCCATACTGTCCCTCGGCAATAGGTGCAGAACATGAATACAAGAGAATTTTTACAGTGGGTGCTACCCGCTGAAGGGGTATACGTTGCCCTACAATATAATCTAACGTCGAGCGGGGTACGGCAAACATACTTCGACTCGATTGATGATCTAGCAGAAGCCACCGAATACTACGACAGTATGGGGCAAGATGTGTACTTTGCTATGAGTAACTTCAGAAAGAAGGAGACTCGTAAAGGCGAAGATGCCAAGCATATTAAATCGTTCTTTTTAGATTTAGATGTTGGCGAAGATAAGGTAGCTGAACGTAAAGGCTTTGCCACACAAGATGACGCACTACGTAGGTTAGAAGAGTTCCGCGTGGCGTTAGAACTACCAGAACCTCTTATAGTTAACTCAGGGCGTGGTATACATGTCTACTGGGGGCTATCAGAGTCCGTACCAGTAGAGCAGTGGAAGGTAGTAGCTGACCAGTTTAAGGCTAAATGCAAAGAGTTCGGGCTTGAGATAGACCCCGCAGTACCTGCTGACATGGCACGAGTTCTTCGCGTAGTAGGCACGCACAATTACAAGCCTGAGACTCCTGCACCAGTAGAAGTCATAGGTGATGTACCTGCCGTGGTTAACTTTGACTTCTTTGCCAGTAAGCTGGGTATGGACACGATACCTGTTCCCAAGAAGTACACACCTGCGGATGGCCCAGCTAGTCTGCGTGACGCACTACTGCAAAACATCAAATACAGCTTTAGAGGTATATTACTCAAGGCGCAGAACGGTAATGGCTGCGAACAGCTACACCGTATAATTAAAGGACAAGCCGAAGCTAGTGAGCCAATGTGGAGGGCGGGACTGTCTATTGCTAAGTTTTGTGAAGACAGCGAAGAGGCCGCGCACAAAATCTCTAGGAAACACCCTGAGTACACCCCAGAGCTTACGCTCAAAAAACTAGACCTGATTAAAGGCCCGTACCGCTGCACTACATTCGACGAGAACGAAGGCGGTATATGTACAGACTGCCCTAACTGGGGCAAGATAAAATCGCCGATTGCTCTG